CCGATTACGTCGCTGGGCGTGTCGTCCGACGCGAACCCGACGAGCGCGGATTCTTATCACGCGTCGCGCGAGGATTTGATTCACGAGGCGGAGGGGACGACGCGCGGCTGGAGTCCGGCATGGTCTCGGACGATCGTTACCGCGTTACAGCTCCGGGAGGGTCGTGAGGACGTTCCGCCGGAGTGGACGCGTATTCGCCCGAATTGGCGGAACCCGGCGACGCCGTCGAGGGCGTCCGCCGCTGACGCGATGCTGAAGCTTGTGACCGCGTTCCCGTGGATCGCGGAGTCCGAGGTCGCGCTGGAGATGGTCGGTTTCGATGCGACTCAGATTGACCGGCTCCTCGCTGATAAGCGGCGGGCTGGCGGGTCGGCGGCGCTCCGCGCGATCGCTGAATCTCTTACGCCGCCGCCGCCGGACGACGACCTCCTCCTCTAGCTTGTGGCCGCTCGCTCGATTGACGCCGACGTCGCCGCGCATCGTCGCGACCTCGGCAGGCTGACAGATTTAGCGGAACGCGATCTGAGCCTGTTATGGCGGCGCCTCGACCATTCGGACCCGGTCGCTGTCCGGGAGGCTCTAAGGGCCTCTCTGCCGCGTCTGGTGAGGCTTTACGGGACAGCCGCCGCGACGCTCGCCGCTGACTGGTACGACGACCTCCGCGAATCGTCCGGGACGCTGGCTCGACGCCGGTTCCGCGCTCGACCCGCCGAGCTTCCCGACGAGGGACGGACCGACGCTCTCGCGCGCTGGGGCGTCGGACCGCTATTCACTCCGACGCCGGACCCGGTCGCGGCGCTAACACTGATCCAGGGCGGGCTCCAGCGGACAGTCGCGGACGCATCCCGGAATACGATCACGTCGAGCGCGGTCGCTGATCCCGCCGCCGGTGGCTGGCAACGTGTCGGCGCCGGGAAATGTGGATTCTGTTCGATGCTGATAGGTCGAGGCGCGATCTACTCCGAGGCGACAGTCCATTTCGCCTCACACGACCACTGTAAATGCTCCGCCGCTCCAGCTTTTAACGGCGTCGAGTTACGTCCAGTGAATGAAAGTTTCACGCCGTCGTCGAGACGTATCTCCGACGCCGACCGCGCGAGAACCCGTGAATATATCCGGCGGAACGCGCTCTAAATCCCCCGCCGCCCGCACGGGCGACGACTAATCCCGCACGGGAGAACACGATATGAGCGAGAACGCGCCAGAACCCGCCGAGAATGAGACACCGAATCCCGCACGGGACGACGCGAATCAGTCTCCGGAGGAACAGGGAACCGACGAGCTGTCCGTCCTAAAGGCGGAGGCTCGGAAATGGGAAGCACGCGCGAAAGCGAACAAGGACGCCGCCGAAAAGCTGGCCGCGATCGAGGAAGCTAATAAGTCAGAGGCGCAAAGAGCCTCAGATCGCCTCGCCGTCGCCGAGAAAGAGGCGGCGGACGCTCGCCGAGACGCGCTCCGATTCCGGGTCGCCGCTAAATATCAGGTCAGCGACGACGACACGGACCTATTCCTAACGGGTTCCGACGAGGAAACGCTCGTAAGGCAAGCGGAACGGCTAACCGCACGGGACGCCGACCGTAAGCGAACCGGGAACCGTGTTCCTCGCGAGGGGAATTCACCCGAAAATCAAACCGATAACGACGCCCTCGCGCGTCAAATACTCCTCGGGCATTAGTCCGAGGACACCTAATTAGAAAGAGGAACCCGTCATGGGTACTTTCCAACTCACGGGACAGCCCGACGGTCTGCTCCCTCTGAACGTCTCTAATGCGATCTGGCGGAACGCTCTCGCCGGGTCGATCGTCCCGACTCTCGCGACGAGCGCGCCTATCATTATGGGCGATAACTCATTCGTGACTGTGACGAGTGAGCCCGCCGCCGAGATTGTCGGCGAGCTGGCGAACAAGACAGAATCCGATTTCGCGGTCGGAGCGAAGGTTATTCGCCCGATTAAAGCTCACGTCGGTGTCGAGTTTTCGATGGAGTCTGTCCTCGCGAATCCCGGCGGCGTCCTCGGACTCCTCCAGGACTCTCTGTCCGGCGCGATCCGTCGTCAGGTAGACCTCGCTGTCCTCCACGGACGGAACGCCCGCACGGGCGCCGCCCTCGGCGGCGGTACGGAATACCTGAATCAGACCGCGAACCGGGTCGAGCTGACCACTCTCACCGCGACGACCGATGAGGTCTGGGCGGCGCATGATCTCGTTTCCGCGACGTCGTCGGTTTCCGGCTGGGCGCTCGACCCTCGCATGGTTTCGCGTATGGCTCGCTCGACGTTCGCTAACGGCGTCCGCCAATTCCCGAACCTCGGGCTCGGCGACACGTCCGTAACGAACATCGACGGAATGTCCGCCGCTGTGTCCCGCACCGTTTCCGGACAAGTGGACGCCTCGGCGGACACTAAGGTCCGGGCGTTCGTCGGTAACTGGGACGCGCTGAAATTCGGTTACGCGATGAACATTTTCGTCGAGCGTATCGAGTACGGCGACCCGTTCGGGAACGGCGACCTGAAGCGCCGGAACGCGATCGGCTACCGCGCTGAAGCTGTGTTCGGCTACGCGATTCTCGACCTCGCCGCGTTCGCGGCTGTCGAGGACGCTGTCTAATGCCGCGTCTAGTCAGCCAGTGGAGCGGAGCCGTTATCTCCACGGACGACGAGACGGCTAAACGCCTGATCAGTAACGGCGAATACAAAGAGGAGACGTCCGGTAAGGGCGACTCCTCGTCAGATGAGGCGCCCGCCTCGTCTAAGCGCCGGAACAAGTAGACGAGGAGCGGCTAGTCGTGGCGATATTTCTCGACGTAGACGATCTGATGATGTTTCAGTCTGGGCTCGACCCGGATAAGACAGCGCAGATGATCGACGACGCGGAAGCTATCGCCGCGCTAGCCGCTCCCTGTTTAACCGATCCCGGCGTCGATCCGACGTCCCCTAACGGTGCCGCTGTGAAAGCGATCCTCCGTGGAGCCGTCCTCCGCTGGCTGGAGGCAGGCTCCGGCGCTTTCCAGAGTCAGGTCGCGGGACCGTTCGGCGTCACCTATGACACCCGTCAGGAACGGCGCGGACTGTTCTGGCCGTCGGAGATTGTCCAGCTCCAGCGTGTGTGCCTATCGGTTTCCCCGACGGGCGGCGGCGGCGCTTTCTCGATCGACACTAAACCGGCGAGTGTCAGCGTCGTCCACCTAGACACATGCGATTTTAATTTCGGCGGGAACGACTGTACGTGTGGCGCGCTCCTCGCCTCCGGGACGCTCCTATGAGATTCCCGTACGGGGAGACGGTTTACCGTCTCCGGCGTGAGCTGATCGCTAACAGCTACTCCTCCGAGGACGACCTCGGCGCGTGGAGCGACGCGGTCGAGCAACCTATCGAGGATTGCGCGATCGTCCCCGGTGGAGCTGTCACCGGCTCCAGGAATCCGGAGCCGACCCGAGAGGGACGAGCGGAGACCGTCGTCACGGATTATGCCGTGTATACGCCGCCCGGAGCGGACGTCACACCGTATGACCGTCTCCGGGTCCGTGGGCGCGTCTGTGAGGTCGTCGGGCGTCCCGCTGACTGGCGCAATCCGCTAACGGGCTGGGCGCCCGGTCTCGTCGTGTCCGTGAACGTCGTCGAGGGATAGGAGACGGTCATGGTCGCGATAGCGAAATTCGTCGTGAGGGAGGCGGGACTGGAGGAGATGCTCCAGTCTCACGAGGTACGCGTCGAGCTGAGACGCCGAGCCCAGAACGTCCTAGAGGCCGCTAGGAGTGGAGCGCCGTCTGTGTCCGGCGACTACGTCGATTCGATCGCCATACTCGACGACACTCACACACGGACCGGCGTCGCTACCCGCGCGACCGTCCACGTCGGCGCGACCGTCCCCTACGCGATGCGCGTCGAGTCTCTCCACGGAACACTCGCCCGCGCTTTAGACGCGGCGAGAAAATGAACCCGATCATCCTTTTCCCTGACGTCGAGCTATGGGCGTCGGAGTATCTCCGGACGGCGCTGACCGGACGCGGCGAGCCATACGCGGCGGGCGCGTACGTATCGAACGCTGTCCCGGCTACCCGGCGTCCGCGAATGGTCATCGTCCGGCGCGACGGCGGACCCCGCCTCGACCTGATCCGGGAGGCGGCTCGCCTCGGCGTGAACGTCTGGGCGGAAACCGACCGGGACGCGACCGACCTCGCTCGTCTCGTCGCCGCCCTCCTATGGGCGGCGCCGGACGGGAATCCCGTTCTCCGGGTCACACAGAACGCGGGACCGACACCCGTCTCCGACGTCTCCGGGAAACCGATCCGCTACATGACTTTCGAGCTGACCGTCCGTGGAACCGAAATCGAGTAGGGAGCCCTAATCATGCCGACTATGTCTCACCCGAATAGCAGACTGAAAATTGACGTAGCGCCCGCTCAGGTTTCGCTTTACGCGGCGTCTGGCTGGCGGAAATACGTCTCGCCGAGAGCTAAAAGCACTCCGCGAGCGACCGATGAAACACAATCCGGCGAGACCGTCGCCAATAACAGGGAGTAATCATGGCTTTAGACTCTAGTAACGTAAGGGTCGCGGTCTCCGGAGAGGTTCTCGTCGGCGAAATCGGCGCGACCGCTCCTACCGGAACCGCGTCCAGCACGACCGGATATACCGGGCTCGGCTATGTCTCCGAGGACGGCGTCACCGAAACACGGGAACGCTCCTCGGACAACATTAAAGCGTGGCAGAACGGCGACACGGTTCGGACTGTCGTCACGGATTCTAACCTGACGTATTCGTTCACTCTGCTGGAGACGAACGCGGCGACCGTGGAGCTGTTCTACGGGACTGAGGTTACGACCGCTGTCAGCGAGGGTAATTTCCTCGTGATCCCGTCAGCGACCGGCGGACGTCACGCGTTTATCCTCGACGTGATCGACGGCGCCGAGCTCCTCCGAACCTATGTTCCCCAGGGTGAGGTTACCGAGGTCGGCGACGTCGTCTATTCCAACGGCGAGCCGATCGGATACGAGGTCACTGTGACCGCGTACCCGGACCCGACGCTCGGCGCCTCCGCTAAGACGTGGAGCACCGCGCTAAAGACGTAACACAATCTCCGGAGGCGGGCTCTCTGCTGGCGCGGGTCCGAGCCCGCCTCCGGTCTCCACGTTTCCCGCGCCACTCTCCCGCGCCGTACCCGCGCCGACTAGAAAGCTGACAGATGCCTAAGCCTCCGAGGAACACTCCGCCCGAGCCGTCGATCGAGACGGGAACCGATTTCGTGTTTACGATCGGCGACGCGACCTATCATCTCCCGCCGGTCCAGACAGCGATCGCGACCCTTCCCGGAAAGTATCTCCGCGACGCCTATATGGACGGCGCTAACGGCGACGTCCGGCTCGGGTTCGCGATGCTAGAGAACGCGGACGTGGACGAGGCGATAGTCGCCGCGATCTACGACGTTCCCGGTCCCCGAATGCTCTCGATCATTTCCGACTGGATGCAATACACGCCCGCGAATGAGGCGACAGTCCCGGAATCCTAGAGCTTTCCCGTCTGATCGAGGCGCATCGCGGCGCTTTTGAGTACGACTGGAGAGCTAGATTCCGACTCCCGCTAACCGTCATCGGCGACGAAATGTCATGGGGCGAGGCGGTTCGCCTGTTCCGTCAGCTAACCCGCGACTGGAGTAGCGCCGTGGCCGCGTCCCTCGCCGGATGGGACTATCCGCTCTCTCGGGAGGGGATCATTCTCGCCGACATTTTCGATCTACAGCATTCGTCGAAATCTAAAAAGCGTCCGAAACCGTATCCGCGTCCATACGGGACCGACGAGCAAAAAACGATGGGGCGTAAGACTCGCCCGATGACGACAGTCCAGCTCCGGAAGATTCTCGACAGGCAGAGGGAGGGTATCGAATGACAGAGGTAGGCACAGCTTACGTAACCCTGATCCCTTCCGCCGCCGGGTTCGGCGCGGCCACTCAGAAAGCTTTAGCGGCGCCTGTAGCCGCCGCTGGAGCGACCGCCGGTAAGGGATACGCGTCGGGGATGCGTTCGTCTCTAGCGGGCGCCGCTAAGGGGATCGTCGCGCCACTCGCCGCTGGGTTCGCCGCCTATAAGGTTTTCGATATCGCGAGGGATTCCGTCGCGCTGGAACAGGCGTTCGGGTTGTCCATGAACCGGATCGCCG